CTTAACGTGCAATATTGCCACGAGTGGTGTCGTGGTAACCTCATTAGTATAAATCCAGGAGCGTCGCGAGTGTTAGCAAACTCGTGCTAGTGAGGGAACCTTGTTTTGGCCTAGCAAGTGAAATTAGACCACGAGTGGTGAACTCGTACTTCACCAACCTTGGTCGGTCAAAGAGCTGTTCTTCTTTTCTCTTTTACCATGGCCACAATGCAATTCAATTCGACGAACTTGCTTGTTTCGTCGATTGAGGCTTACCACCTCCCCCGCCCTGGACGGTTTCAACTCTGGTGGAGGAGCGCATTGATGTGGTGGAATGGGGTAACGTGCGGTGCTTGTGGCATTCACCCCAATGACATCACTGATCTGTGTGCCGAAGATGAATTACACCGTGCCGTGTCATCTATGAGGTTGGCAGGATATGCCACGGCTTCTGATCAGCTTAGACGCACCCTTCGGGTAATGCGTGCTGAGGAGCTTATGGCTACGGCTAGCCTTGGTCCATTTGACCCAACAGAGTCGGCATTGGTTCAGGATTATTTTCCTCCACCAATTATGCCGCCGGTGCCTGTTGCCCGTGCTAGATACTTGCGGAAGCATGTTAAGACACGAGGCTATGTACAGGCCAAAGCGGTTGCTGCAGTTGTCGCTGTCGTTGATTCTAAGGTTGGAATCACGCTTGACGATACGTCCGACAATCATTTGTTGGTTGATCGTGTTGCGAGACAGATCATGACCACTGTTGGATTTAGGTCCACTGACATATCTACACATTTGCCCCATGTGGTGGAGTGTTATTTTAAGTGTAGACAACAGCTCGCGAGGGCTGGTGGCACGAGACGGCGGTTGCCTGAGTGGGCTTTGGCTTGCATGGGCTTCAGTCGTGCCACTGCTAGGAGGAAGACCTAGTGGTGCCCGTTGGTAGTGCATGGGGTTGATTCTGTATCTGCGGTCAACCCTTTAGGGCTTAAAAGTTGCCCCAACGGGAATGTGAAGCGGATACGTAGGTGGATTAAGCTTACAGGGCTGGCTCCACCTGATTCTTTAGGGGTGTTCAACAATGTGTTGAATAATGGATATCGTGCGTTCGCAGAACGTTATATGTTGTGTAAGGTTGGCTCTAGGTTTGTGCCAGCGTTGTCTCCGCTCTTCCAGGATGTGTTTTGTCCTGGTGCGCAACAATTCTTGCAGCAAGTAGTAGACTGCTTAAGTCTTCCCCCAGTCGCCACTATCCGTGAGGTAGTGAATGCGTACACTGGGCCGAAGCAGCGGGTGTATGAAAATGCTGCTCGTGTGTTTGCGCGTGATGGTGTTGTGGATGATGATGCTGTGCTTCGAGCATTTGTCAAGTTTGAGAAACAAGATGTCTTGAAGGCGCCTCGGGTTATTAATCCTCGATCGCCTGTTTTCAATCTTGTGTTAGGTCGATTTTTGAAATTCGCTGAAAAGCGATATTATCAAGCTATCGCTGAAGTGTTTGGCCAGCGAGTTGTTGTGTTTAAGGGCATGACGACTCTTGAAACTGCCCAGGCCATCCGTGACCTCTGGGATGATTTTGATGATCCCGTAGCGATCGGTGCTGATGCTGTTAAGTTTGATATGCATGTGCATTACAATATGCTTGTTTACGAACATTTATTTTATCTTCTACCATATGCTAACGGTTTTATGGACGCAATGTTGCGTTATGACCGTGTTATCAGAGATAGGGGTGGCAAGTTTGATCTTACTGCCCCACTCTTTGAACAGCTTGCGTGGCTGTTGAGTAGACAATTGAACAACGTTGGTAAGGCGTATTTTTGTGATGGCAAGCTTCAATTTCGAATGTCTGGTACTAGGTCGTCTGGTGATTTGAACACTAGTCTCGGAAATTGTCTTATTATGTGTGCGAATGCTTTCGTTTGGGCCAAGCGGACTGGCGTACGGATCGCGCTTGTAGACAATGGAGATGATAGTGTGTATATTTTGAATCGATGTGATGTTGGTCGTTGGACAACGGGCTTTGATGATTTCTTTAAGTCGAAAGGGTTTCGCATGAAGTTGGAGCCTGTGGTCGATTGGTTTGAAGGCATTGAATTCTGTCAAGCTCATCCCGTCAAGAGTAGCCTTGGTGTGTGGAACATGGTGCGCAACCCTTTGACGCTTATTAGTAAGGCGTCGATGTGTTTGACCCCATGTCCTAATGAGGCTTCCTTCCGTAAGTGGATTATGGCTGTCGGAGTTTGTGAAGGTTCTTTGAACGTTGGAATACCGGTGGTACAGAGTTTTGCTAGCGCCTACAGGCGCAATGGTAAACGCTGTTCAAGCAAGTATGTGCGTAATGTCTATCGCGGCACTACGCGCGGGTTTCACGCCACGTTAAATTGTGAAACTGTGCCTATTGTTGGCGAGTCAAGATTGTCTTTTTATCTCGCATTTGGCATGCTGCCTGCTGAACAGTGTGCGTTGGAACGAATGTACTCTGCGTGGGAGTGCTTGTCGTTTGACGATTCACGTGTACTACCGGGATCCGACGTTGCTTCTAAATGTCTTGAACCTGTACACCCAACTAGTTATCTGTTGAGTCCGTCAATATAACCATGACCAAAACCAAGAAAACCAAGATTGTGGCTCGTGTGCAGCCTCGTAGCACACAAAAGAAGGGCAAGAGTAATAAACTTGCCAAGAAGGAAAAGGAGTTGACTCGCTTAGGTTACGCTTTGCGTGCTTTGGGTGGGTTGGGCGGTGCTGCTGCTGGTGGACTTATTGGTATGCCTAATGCTGGGACGGCGTTTGGCACCTCGTTAGGAGGTGTGATTTCGCGTTGGCTCGGATCAGGTAACTATGAAGTCAAATCAAATTCTATCGTACAACGCACGTTGCGCGGTAGTGATGGTATACCAGATATGCACCGTAGCAATCAAACCATCGTTGTGCGTCATAAAGAGTACCTTTGTGAAGTGTCAGGAACGACAGCCTTTACAGTTGGTCGTTTCTTTGTATTGCAACCAGGCGATCCTAATACGTTCCCCTGGTTGAACCATATTGCCATACAGTATCAGCAATACCGTATTAAAGGGTTGGTATTTCACTATGTCCCTACATCGGGACATGTGACTGGTACCAACCCTTCCCTAGGATCTGTAATGATTCAAACATCATATCGTGCCAATGATGTGGTGCCGGAATCGAAAGTTGAAATGTTGAACGAATACTGGTCTTCAGAATCAGTGCCGTCTGAACCATTTTGCCACCCAATTGAGTGTGATCCCCGGGAAAATCCGTTCACAATTCATTACACTCGTAATGCTGATGTGCCTACGGATGATTCGGTTAACATGTATGATCTTGGCAAAACTTATGTTGCCACCTCAGGCATGCTTGAGGATGGCCATGTTGTAGGAGATTTGTGGGTAACCTACGAAATCGAGTTGCACAAACCTATTGTGAAGTCCAACGTTACCGCGAATGTTTATTCGCGGTCGATTAGTGGATCGTCGCCCACCACGTCGGATTATTTTCCTTCGCCTACTTTGGGAGGCAGCCTTGGAGCTTCGGCTGTTACCAAGACTGTTACCTTCCCTCATGGCCTATTAGGCAATTATTGCGTTACATATTATGTTTCTGCCGCGACTTCTAATATCTCTGCTGAGAGCTTCACGGGTGCTCCAACTTACACTAATTGTGCTGGTTATACTGTCCCCGGATTTACGAATGCTTTTGTTTCGCAGACGATGGCCGCTGGCACGAATTTATTTTCTGTTACATATCGCACTTTTGTGGCGCTTACCGATCCTTCTAAGCAGGCTACTATCCTTTTGCCCAACTTTACGTGGACGGGTACGATGACGTTTTATCATCTGCTCATTTCACCGTTGTAAGTGTCTCCCCAGACACCCAAAACAAATAAACAATAAATAATAATAAAACCCTTGTAATTTCATTAATTTGCCTTGGCCGTTCTATGGTATCCCAGTGTGTGCGAAGCTGGGTGTGGTTAGCCATAGCTCGAAAAGTCGTACAGGAAAAGTTGTGGAGAAGCTTTTAATTACATTGTATTAAACATCAATTACATTTTGTTGTTGTTGCGTTACTGTGCTGGCCCGGCACAGACACAGGATAAATTTGGGGTTCCTGTGATAAATTACCCATTGTATATATATTAGGTCGGGT